CCCGGCCCCGGTGGGTAACACCAGACAAGGGTGTCCCTCATGAGTCTCGAACCAGCTGTAGAGGTCTTTGAGTGCTTTCTTCTGATAGTCTCTTAACATGCTGCTACAATCTCCCCATGAAAGAGATCCCGTATCTGATCTATCACCTCATCCCCGAAAGGACCACCAGCTAGGATTTCTCTGCTTGAATAGCCAGCTTCTCCGTTGATAACTTCTTGATCTCCGATAATCCAACAGGCATCCCATTCACTGCATTTCTCTTCCAGCAGTTTCCAGGGGACCAGGTCTGGATGGAATACATGAGCTCTGCAGCCCTCTATCTGAGCATCCTTCGGGATTTCGGCTTTCCAACGGGCACAGGTCCAGGTGCTGTTCACCTCCGGGGTTGCATGGGCACAGGTCCTGCAGTTGATCTCCTGAGTAGATTGAGAATCAAAACAGAAGAGATGGGCAGCACAGAGCCTGCACTGGTACCAAGAGGGATCAGCAGATAGCGGCTCTGGGATTCTCTCGCTGAGAGCGATCCTCTTTCCCCGCTCGATATATTTCTCACCGATACCTCTGTCGATATAGACCCGCTCGGTATAGAGCCGGTCATCATCCTTGCAGACCGCATAATAGAGAGCTCTGGTGATATTCGCTCTCGTCATGGAGCACTGCATCTGAACAAAATGCTGCCACTTCGCTTTTTCGACTCCCTTCTTCTCAAGCTCATCAAAGCTTTTCTTTGAATGGGTTTTACACTCCCAGATATGTGTGGTCTTTGGAGCTTCAGGGAGCCCCGAATAGATAATTCCGTCAGGGGAGCCCTGGATATGGGATCCGGCATAGATCGTCCGCTGGTATCGACCGGTTTCCCGAAGATCCACCCCGATGGATCGCAGATCAGAAGCTGCAGTGAGCTCTTCATCCTGCCCTCTTCTGAACAGGCGCTTGATCCTGCCGGGGAATTGTTCCCTCACCGCCCAGCGGAAAGAGAGCCAGAGCCATCGGTCGCAGGGATGCCCGAGGAGAGAGAATCCCAGATGATAACGGGGTTTCTCTGATACTTCCTCATGGTATCGGTTGATAAGGGATATTGTATTGTTCTCAGGCTCTGGTATACTAGCCATGCACTCCTCCTTGATACGCATTCGATAGACACTCCTCAGGAATCACTTCCTGAGGGTGTGATATGGTTGGTAGCCTGTTATCGTCTTGCCCAGGGAGGGGTGCTTTTGTCTTCTGCCGGCGGCATTGCACCAGGGGATACATGAGCAGGTTTCGGAGCCTGGAAGGATGGAACTGAACCCTCCTTCTTTTTGTAACCCTTCACCTCGTTTCTCGGATCGGGATATTCCTCAGTAGTCTTGGAAAGTCCTACTTTGATGCTGCAGGCGCCTCCAACCAGTTCATTGGTATCCTCTACCCGCACCAGGCCGATAGCCCTGATCAGGGAACCGAGCTGTTTGTGAGCAATCTCCATAGTCTGGGGATTGCGGTTGATGAAGTTGATCATATCAAATACGATCCTGCCTTCATGAGTAGGGCCGGTGATACTGAACTGAAGATTGATATACTTTCCCCCACTCTTTGCTTCCTTGATATCAGCTTCTTTGATTTCTGCATCATACCAGCCGGCTGGAATCGGTTCGTAGGAGTCTTCCTGGGGTAGATCTGCTTCGTTATATACTTGTCCTAGATATGCCATACTCTCTCTTCTTCTCCTTATGCTTCATCCCGGGAGATAGAAAAACTCAATCTTCCAGGTTTTGTAGTGATCGCTGCGAGCATTGGTCCTGTCACTTCAGGATCACTGCTGTTCCAGACACTCTTGTTGATCTCAGCCTTCCAGCGAAACAGCGTTGAAAGCTGATTGGTCGTTCCATGAATCTCAGCGATTCTCTGCAGCTTTACCTCATCAATTTTGCGGGTCATTCGTCCGGTCACCTTGATCTTGAAGGGACCGGCAGGGACTGATTTTGTTCCTTCCAAACTTTCAGGGATCTCAAGCTGACCACTGAGCCAGTCCTCGATCTCTCGCCTCTGTTCTACGGCAGCCTTCTCTGCCAGCTTTGCCTCATCCCAGGCCTGGCAGGCTCTTTCGATCTCAGTCATGCCGCACCCCCTCCGATCCTGGAAATGATAAGTCCCAGATCAGGGCTCTCCCAGGGAGAGAGCTTTCCAGAGCGATCCTTTGCTGTCCAGATTCCATCGGCATCACACATGAGAGCCCGCTGGGTTACTCCGTCTGAATCCTTCTCGACTCTGAGCGCCAGCACCTCATCGAAAAAATAGGGAAGCTGCTGACCGGTCTTGTTGCCCGGCATCGAGGGAGAATAGAGAATTCTTCCCATCTCATCCTGGGTCTTCTCGAGCTTGGCTGAGAAATAGACATGCTTGCCCTGGATATCACGGAATGCACGGATGAGATCAGTGATCTGCTCCTGCATGGCCCCATAGGCCTGCCGGGGATCTTTGGCATGCTTTTTCTCATAATTCAGCACCACCTCAGCGATCTCAGAGATGGAATCCAGGCAGATGCTCATGAATTCACTCCCCTCTTCACCAGTGAGCCAGCTGTAGGCATCCTGCAGGTCGGCAACTGATGAGATCTCGATGAACGGGATATCCTCATCTGCCAGTGACAGCAGGCCAGCCTCCGCTGATAACACAATCGGTTTCGGCAAGGTTTTCACCAGAGTAGTCTTACCGGCACCGGCAGCACCGTAGACCAGCAGCTTCACTCCCTGGACTGCAATGTCCCTGGTTGTCTGTAATCGTATTGCCACTTCTTCTCCTTGTATTGGTATTCAATCTTTTTCCCTGTTTCTCGTACCACATAAGAATCAGGAATCCCGTACCACTCTCCGGGCAAAGCTGTATTGTCAGGACGTTTTGGTTAGAAGTTTGCATTTCAAATAATTAATTATTATATAATTAATTATTTGAATATGTAGGCAAACTTCAAAAGCCAATTTCAAAAATGCGAAGCATTTTGAAATTGGCTCTATGATCTACTTTTTCAGATCGAAAACCAGGAATGATCCATCTGATTTTGCGTTTGTTTACAGCATTCATTGTTATCATGTTTGTTACTATACATCTGTATAGTTTTATGTGCAAGACGTTTTTACAGATGTTTTTTATGCTCATATATGGCTATATATACACTAATAAACACTAGTCAACACGCAGTTATTTCAATATACTCCCACGTATGATAGATTTCTGGAAAAGAGTGAAAAAAAATTTGGACCCCGAGAAAAACCAGAACTGGTTATGTAATGAGATCGCTGTTTCAAGCGGCACCATGTCCAGCTGGATCACCCATGACCGTCTGCCAAAAGCCGACCTGGCAGTCAGAATCGCCAAGGCTCTGGGAGTATCAGTGGAGTATCTGGTAACCGGGGATGATGAAGATTTTGGTCAAAATCAGGAGACTGTTTCTCAGGCAATACGTCAGCATGCAATCTACAGGACCCCGAGGAATCAGGAGATCCCTCTCAATCCTGAGGATGATGTACTCATGCTGCCGGTACTGGTGGTATCAAGTTATAACATTTCCTCCCTGAAGGCTGTTGAAGTTCGGGGAGACTCCATGACCGGAGTCAGAATGTTCGATGGAGATATCGTGGTCTTTGCTGCCGGGTATATCTCATCAGAGGGAATCTACGTCCTATCAGTGAACGGGGATGTCCTGGTAAAACGGGTAGAATTCGACTCCTTTGACAAGACCATCAAGGTGTCCTCAGAGAACCCCAGATACCCGGATATAAAAACAGTATCAATCGATGATGAGAATGTAGAGATCAAAGGGAAGGTTGTGGCCTGGTTTCATTGCCATCCGTATTGAGGCTACTCCCGGTTTTTCTGAGTATTCCATAAAAAGTATTAGCCCACCAATACATAGATGGGAATTTACACAAAGATAAATACACACATTAATCAACTTATATAGACTTCTATCTACGATAATTCCTTGATAATTATTTACTACCATTATAAAGTATAAAGGGTAACGTAAAATCACATGTATCACCATTCAAGATCACTCTCTCATTTTGAGTGCAAAGATGAACATGATAAATGGGAATTAAGTAAATTTGTTCAAAACAGGTTTTAAAAGAACCTGTTTTACAAGTAACAGATACCTATTTACGAAGACTATAGGAGCCTTTATGAAAACCATCCGCAGCGCATGCAAACTACAGCCGAACGCTTTGGAGATCTCAGTAGGGGATCAGATTGAGAAACTCGATCAGATAATTCATGACACAGATGGAGAAACCTTCTTTGAGAAGACCTTTATTACTGACGGCATGAGGGCTCTATTGACGAAAGGGATGGCTCGATTAGCGGGAAAGTCAAATGATACTGTCTTCCACCTTAAGCAGGCTATGGGTGGTGGTAAAACCCATGTTATGATCGGTTTTGCACTTCTTGCAGCTAATCCAGAACTACGTAGAAACCTGATCGGAACTATACCGTATCAATCTGAGTTTCAAACGTCAAAGACAGCTGCATTTAATGGTAGGAATAACCCTGAGACATACTACTGGGGTGAGATAGCCAAACAATTGGGAGAAGAGAAACTATTCAGGAAATATTGGGAGTCGGGTCCAAAAGCCCCGGATGAAAATGCTTGGTTGCAGCTGTTCTCAGGTGATGATCCTATTCTGATTCTCCTTGACGAAATACCACCCTATTTCCATTATTATAATACCCAACCACTCGGACAGGGGACCATAGCAGATGTTGTAACAAGAGCTTTTTCAAATATGCTCACTGCCGCATCGAAGAAGAAAAATGTATGTATTGTTGTTTCTGATTTAGCTGCAGCATATGACTCGGGTGGCAAACTCATTCAAAAAGCTCTAGACGATGCTTCACAGGAACTGGGTCGAGCTGAAGTAAGTATAACTCCTGTCAATCTAGAATCTAATGAAATATATGAGATCCTTCGCAAACGGTTATTCATACAACTTCCATCAAAAGATGAGATCGCAGATATTTCTGCAGCCTATGCAAATAGATTATCTGAGGCAGCGAAAGCCAAATCAGTTGAACGTAGTGCTGAGGCGATTGCGAATGAAGTTGAATCGACCTACCCCTTTCATCCAAGTTTTAAGAGTATTGTTGCTCTATTCAAAGAGAATGAAAAATTCAGACAAACAAGGGGCCTTATGGAGCTTGTTTCACGGCTTCTCAAATCAGTGTGGGAAAGCTCTGATGATGTATATCTCATAGGAGCACAGCATTTCGACTTATCCATTCTTGAAGTCAGAGAAAAAATTGCTGAGATCTCAAAAATGCAGGATGTCATAGCTCGAGACCTTTGGGATTCAACATTTGGGGCTCATGCTCAGGTCATTGATTTACAAACAGGAACTTCTTATGCCAAACAAGTTGGAACGATGTTATTAATGGCAAGTCTATCTACTGCTGTTAATTCTGTAAAAGGTCTTTCTGAAGCAGAACTTATGCAGTACCTCATAGACCCATTACATCAGGCTAGTGATTTCCGACCAGCTTACGAAGAACTGAATAAATCTGCTTGGTATTTGCATCAGACTCAAGAAGGCCGAAGTTACTTTGATCATCAGGAAAATTTAACGAAAAAGCTTCAGGGTTATGCTGAGAAAGCCCCTGGTAATCAGGTTGACAAACTGATTAGAGAGACCCTTGAGGGAATGTATAAACCCACCACCAAGGAAGCATATGCAAAAGTTTTGCCCTTGCCTGATATGGATGAAGCTGATGCAGCTCTAAAAACAGGAAGAGCATTATTGATCATCAGTCCTGATGGAAAAGTTCCCCCGGCAGTTGTACAAAATTTCTACACAAATCTTTTGAATAAAAACAATATGTTGGTGCTTACTGGGGAGAAATCCTCCATGGCAAATATAGAGAAGGCAGCACGGCATGTATATGCAACGTTAAAAGCTGACCCGGAAATAAATGCAACCCACCCACAAAGAAAGGAGCTCGATGAAAAAATCGGGCAATATAAACAGGATTTCCAGACAACGGTTATAAGTGTATTTGATAAACTTCTTTTCCCTGGGAAAATGCAGCATGAAGATATTCTTCGTGCCAAGGCTCTTGATAGCAGCTACCCTGCAAATGAAAAATATGATGGTGAGAAGCAGGTGATTAAGACTCTCACTTCAGATCCTATGAAGCTTTACACCAATATACCTGAGAATTTCGATGCTCTTAAAGCCAGGACAGAACAGCTGCTCTTTGGCTCCCAGGACGACATGCTGGAGATCGACTTAAAAGAGGGTATGAAACAGAAAACTCAAATGCCATGGATTCCTTCAAAGGGGTTTGATGAGTTAAAACAAATTGCTTACCAGCGGGGCATATGGGAAGATCTTGGAAATGGGAAAATTACAAAAAAACCTCGGCCTAAGACAACCAATGTCATTGTATCCGAAGACGGATCTGCTGATGATAAAGGGTTTATACGCATAAAAGTTGAAACAAGCAATGCTGGCGATAATCCTCGGGTTCATTATGAAGAGGATGGAGAAGTTACTGTAAATAGTCCTGTATTGAACGAATCACTTCTTACAACCAACGCCTTACGAGTTCAATTCCTGGCAGTTGATATTACAGGGAAAAATCAGACAGGAAGCCCCGTGACTTGGGAGAATAAACTTGTTTTACGAAATAGGCTACATGAGGCTGACAGAACTGTAGAGTTATTCGTAGCCCCAAGAGGAAAAATCCGATTTACCCTGGATGGATCAACACCTAGAAATGGAACAGAGTACACAGAACCTATAGAGATTGGAAAGGGGAAAGCAACGATCTATGTATTTGCCGAATGTGAAGGTATAGAAGTCGAGAGAACTTTTCAATTTGCTGAGTCGGGCAATAAAGATATTGTGTTCATTAAGGAGAAACCCGCCCAATTATACGCAACCTCTCCAAAGAAGTTAGATAATTCATCAAAAACCTTCCAAGGGTTGAAGCTTGCGCAAGAGAAGAATTTGTTGTTCGAACAAGTAATCCTCATGCTTGGGACCTCACCCAAAGTTGTCCATTTGTCATTAGGAGAGATGAAAATCCCAGCTGATTATATCGAAAAGACACTAATTCATTTCCAAACACTTTTTCAGGATGAGATCCCAGTAGTCATGCAGTTCAAAAAGATACATGCAGACACTGGTCATGACTTAGAGCAATTTATTAAAAAGCTAGGTATAGAAATCAAACAAGAAGAGGTGAGCCAGTGAGTGACACAACAGTAGATTTTGGGGCTCCTTCCGGTTTTGGGCTGCACCACTTTTATGTGGATATTCCTGCAGCGCCACGATCAGCGATAAGCATTTTTGAAGACTACGGATTTGATGGTGATGAACAGCGAAGGGAAACTGTTGAATGCCGGGTACAATTAGCTAGAGAACTATGGACTCAGATCCGTGATGAGGTAAGAAAGGATTTTAATTCAAGGTTGAAATCGAAAAAACAAAGTACTGGATCTTGGACAACCGGAAAAATAAAACTTGATAGATTCCTAGGTAGAGAACTATGCGTGATAGCCTGGGCTGCTGAACATGCGGCACCAGATGAATGTTCAATCATTTGTCAAAAATGGTTAGCCCTTAGACCTGAGGAACGCTGGTGGCTGTATTCAAAAACATCGACTGAAGCACGATTAGCAAATCAAACCAGTCGAGGTTGGCGAAAGGCCCTTTACTGTGCTTTATCAGATGGAGAAAATATAAAAGCCCCACCAAAGGTGAATCCCAAGCTGAGAAAAAAAGATGAAAATGATTTAACTATGAGCCTATTTGATTCAGCTAAAGGAGATTTTTAATGGCACTACAACCCTTTGAATGGAAAGATAAACCTGCACTGATTGAAAGCCTTCTGCCTGTACAGAAAATCTCTGCTGAAAGCTTTAAAGAACAAATGGCAAATACCGGGAAACTACTTACAACATTAGGCAGTTATTGGAAAGGTCGTAAACCGCTTTTCTTAAATAAAGCATGTTTACTTGGAGCTCTTCTCCCTTCAACTGGTAATAATCTAAGGGATCTTGAGATTTTTGAAATGCTTATGGGCATGGACAATCAAACGATGCTCAAACGGATAGAAGCTTCTCTTCCTGCAAGTAAAGCTTATGAGGCTGGAGAATGGTTGATTGAGCCCTATAATGAGCAAGTAAGAAAGGCAAAACGACCAGAAGAGTTATCAGATGATCTATTCGAACATGTATGGACCTCTGTGAATGATTATTTAGGAACTGAAGCAAGTTCTTTTCCTGAGCTTGTCGAACAAATTGGAATCGCACGATTCGGCCATAGACCTAAAGTTGCCGATGTATTCTGCGGATCAGGGCAGATCCCTTTTGAAGCTGCTCGATTAGGGTGTGATGTTTATGCTTCTGACCTGAATCCTATTGCTTGTATGCTAACTTGGGGAGGGGCAAACGTAATCGGAGCATCAGAAGAACTATCAAAAAGTATTAATGAGCAACAATTTGAGATGGTTTCTGAAATCCAATCAAGATTTGATAAATTAGGAATAGAGACTGATAATGCTGGATGGCGTGCAAAATTCTATCTGTACTGCACAGAAATTGTATGCCCAGAAACAGGATGGAAAGTACCAATTTTACCTAATAGAATTATTAGCAAGGATTGGAAAATTGTTTTAGATATCCTACCAAATCCT